ATAATACACCAATTAATTATTAATCTCAGAAATTGTCTCTACTGTTAGTTTAACATTTGCTTCCGATAAGAATGGACTAAATGATTGTACCTCTGAAGCAAAAATATCGGTCAATCTAGCATTTAACCAAATATAATCATTATCAAAAATTAAATCTCCATAGTTTAATCTACTAGGATTTAATGTTCCATCAATATTAAATGGCTGAACACCATCTCTAATTACTAGATTAGTATCATACATTCTAATAAATTTATCTTGTTGTAATCTTAAGATATCAATTAAATTATTTCTATCAGCCATGTTTTCGGCAACAATATGCAACATAATTTCTTGCTTCATAACTAAAGACTTGTCGCCTAATTGAAAGGGTTTAGATAAACCTCTAGCAATTGATTCTATAATAATAGCTGGTAATTGTACGCGATTATTGCTTAAAATACTAAAATCACCTTTATTTAATTGATTAAAATGAGCTAAATTATCATCGGTTTTATATTGAAGCTGTTGCCACCATTTAGCATTATCATAACTATAAATTTGTACCCATCTATATGAATATTCCATTTCTACCACACTATTTAATGGAATGGCGGTATTAAAAATAATTCTACTATTAATATAGTCAACTTTATATGAATATGATCCAGTAGTATTTAATGGATAAAAAACATTATTAATATATAGGCCACTAATAAGAATTGGTTCTGAAGTTTGAATATATTCTGATGGACACGGCTCCGTATTAGTTTCTCCAACTGGAGTTACGCATCTTGTGTATGTAATATCCTCTTCCCAAACCCAATCTTTTCTGATAGTTTGCCAAACTTGACCATTAGTATAGTTGGGATCTTCTGTTGGTTTAAGTTTAGATAATGGATTATTATATATATTGTTTTGATTTCTTTGTACGTTAATAAAAGCACCAATATTTAAAAAACCCCACTCTAAAAAAGATTTAATATTATTTTCTATTTGGGCAAGTAAAAGCTTCTCGCCTATGCTTGATACTCCACTAAATTTTTCGTTACCATAAGTAAATGGCATAATTATTATCCTTTTAAAGCTTTTAATAAGATATTATTAATACTAGCATCAGCAGAATCTATTGCTCTTGTAATCCAATTATTATTAATGGTACCAGAATATGAATTTGGTACCGACCATTTCCCAGAAACAGCACCTTGCATAATTGCCATTCCTGTTCTTGATCTTGGATTTGGACCAAGTTGTACATTATAGTCTTTAATAATTGTTTTATTGCCAAATAATAATAACCACTCTAACCAATTCAAGGCGTCTCCTTTTTCAGTAATAAATACCGCATCATTAGTGGATAGCACATCAGTAAAATCTCTTTTAATCATACTAATTTTAAATCCTCCACTAAGACTACCCCTACTAATTTTAGTATTTTTATACTCTACTGTTATATTCTCCCAAAAATTAATAATAGAATTTACTCTAGATTCACTATCTGGTAAACCAAATTCAGCTTTCAGTTGACCATATAATAATGCCGAATATTCTGGAGCACTCTTAATTGATTGAATTACTGTGTCTTTAATTTGTACTGAAACTTTATTAAAAATTTTATTAAGATAAGAATCTATTTGTGGCAAAAGAGCCTCTAGTATTTTCTTACTAATTTGACTTTCTGTTTCTTCTAACTTCAAAAATCCATTTAAATAAACCATTATTGCACATTTTGCCAAGTTGTAACTATAAAACTATTATCACCAAAACCCATCGGTATAGGATCTCTATATCTTAGATACTTATTAAGACTTAGATCTGTAATGTTTGTATCTATAATAACATATGAAGCATTTTTAATTTTAGCATAATATTGAATATTACATAATGATTGTATTTTACCGTCAACAAAATTGACGTTTTCTAGTTCTAGTGGAGCCATACCAAAAAATGCTGGTTTAATAATGCCTAAATATAAATCGTATTCATTAGAAAAGCTTAGACTACCGACGCCAACACAATATGGACACATCTGACCATTTGCAAAAGGAATTGGTCCACCGGTTTGATACTGATTACTAGACCTACGACCAATCGGATCATAAATACAATTTGGACAATCCTGTAATTTAGTATTTTCAAAGATTAATTTACATGGTACAGTTAACGCTGTATCTTCTAATAAAGCATTAATCATATCTTTAAATGTTTGCTTATGTGCAGCAGTAATTATTCCAGCAAATGGATTCATAATTTTCTTTCAGATTTAATTTTAATAAAATTGATTACCTTGGAATCTTGTATAATCATAACTTGGATTATTAAGATTTCTCGGATCAAACTTATTACCTATAAATGGACTAAGTACAGCTCTAACAGCAGCAGCATCTTTAACATCCCAATGACTTGTTAATTCGTCATATGTGGCACATGGTCCCATTTCTAGTATGCGTCTCCATCCTTCAAGATTACCTCCAACAGATAGACTTGCTGGACCAAGGGCTGCTCTGATACCCTCAAGAGTGGCCTTCGTTCTGTATGCGCTTTGATCAATAATACATGCTGTTTTAAGAGATAATAATGTAATAAAAATATCGTCTCTAGGATCTAATAGTGTCGGATCAGGTGTCATAGTCACATTGACTACATCTAAAGTATATTTTGTGTCTAAATTAATATCAAATTGAATAAATTGTGCAGCTACAACAATAGCTTGTTCAATTCTACTATCCGAATATGTATATTCTGGACCTAGATCGTTAATTAAAACTCTAACTAGAACAGTAACTTCTGTTTGCCAAGACATAAAAAGTCTCCTTATGTATTAATATACACCTGATCGTAAAGTATACAAAAAAAGGATAGCCTGTTACGGCTACCCTTATTTTTGCTACTTATTAGTAGATTTTTATTAGTGACTACCAAGTAGTACTCTACGATTATCTAGAACAGCAAAACCTTGCTCGGCCCAGCCATAAAAGCCTGCTCTCTTCTGACGATGTAGTGTATCGTCTTCGAAGATTTGAACTTCTTGGCGAACTGGCATTATAAAGCTGTCTCTCTTGCGTAGATCTAGACCAACTACTAATTCAACGTCACCTTCTGGTAGGGTGCCAGATAGTACGTTGTCATAGAATAATTGATATTCTTGACCTTCACCTAGTTCGTCACGATCATGAAGATTGACACCGAATACTCTATTAAGAGTACCATCGGCAGCAACATAAATCTCACGACGGGTAATTTCGTCAACTTGATCTAGACCCCAGTTGCGAATGTCTTCCATTGCTTCTGGACTTACATAAAGGTCAGTTAGCAAGCCGCGATTATTACTAGCACTATTACCTCCACCATTTCTTCTCATTACTGTCTTCATGAGAGATACTAATCTCTTGGTAAACTGACCACTGTCTGCGTCGCTATCAAACACTACGATGTTACGATCAACACCAGCAGCAAGAAGCGTATGCCAACCATCGTCGTTCATCTTCTTGACGAATTGGGCTTCCATTACTTCCATAGCACGACCAACAACGTCCCAGCGAGCATCACGAGCATACTTTAAGAGATAGTCAATTGAGGCACCGATGTCATAAGTTGGAACCATGACATAATCACCTTCAACATGACGCTCTGGAATATAGCCGTGATTTGGAATTGTGTAAGCCACAAAGTCCTTCTCGGTACCAGGAGCAAGGAAATCTAATGGAAATTCTGGAGTAGCACTTTGAGCCAATACAATTGGTTCAAAAATGTTGTCTAGAATATTGCCATTTAGAATGCCTTGACGAAGTGGCAATTCTAAGGCTTTTGCAAATTCAGAATTTGCTGCTAAAGCCTCCTCTTTATTCAGTGAACCAGATCGAACTAAGAGGTCAGTTAGTTCTGGAGTTGCTTTAAATGACTGAGTATTAGCTGACATTTTGATTTCTCCGTTTTTTAATTACTGAATGTTGACTGAAACTTTAGCGTAACCATCGGCATCCTTACCACTAAGGAATGTACCGATTTTAACAGCGTTTGTTGATGTTGTGGAAATTGTACCACTTGGACCAACATAAGCAGCATTACCAGCAGATGGGTTACCATTGATTAAATTGGTTGTGACCTGACCAACTCTTAAAAGAGTTACTTTGCCACCAACCTGAACTTCATCTTTATGCCAGTTGATATGCTGTCTTGTTAGATCAAGATTAACAACATCATTTAGCAAAACGCCAGCTGGAACATTGCCAGAAGCAGCAGTGGCATAAGCAACTACAGCATCAGCATCGTCCATTGACACGCCTACACCACCACTTACAAAAGAAACTACACCGCCTCTTTCTGCTGTGGTATTCATGAAAAATGAAATGTCTGTTAAATGTTCAATACGATCTGGTTTAAGAGCCATGTTATTCTCCCTTATTAAGTTTTTTACCTAGTCTAGCGTAAACAAAATCTACTAATGCTGCGCGAGTATTTTCGACAGTATTATCTTCACCTCCAACAGTTACAGTAGCTTCTGTTGGTTCTTCTACAGTCTCAAGAACTTCTGTCAAATCTGTTGTTTCAACAGTTTCTTCAGCTTTTGTAGTCTTTTTCTTCTTCATGGTTAACATTTCTGTCATTGCAGCAAATGTTTCGTCGTTGACATTTTCAAATCTGTCAAGAATACTGTCAAGCTCAGTGGCATCAAATCCATGCTCAACTAATGAGGCTTTGCGCATCATCTTCTTCTCTTTTTTCATATAAGCCGCGATAGATATATTGGCTTCTTCTAGTTTACTTTCTAGTTCAGTTACAGAAGCCATCATTTTTTTCTTTTCTTCTTCCATATCTTTCATTTTTTTGGCAGCTTCTTCACGCTCTAATATGAGCTGATCTTTTTCTGCACTTAGAGCAGAAAGTTGCTCTACTTGTGAGGCGGTAAGAGTTTCAAGTTGGGTTTTTAGTTCAGCAATTGTAGTTTCAGCCGCTTGAGTTGCCTCGGCGCAATCTGTTACTACTACTTTGTTGTCTTCGCTCATAATTTGATTCTCCGAATTAATATTAGACTGAGTTGTTATTACACCTGATTTTGAAATATCTTCATTTTTTGGTAAATTTATATTATTATTAATAAATTTAAATGAGTTCTGATTAAATATTATACTATCTGGATTTGCTGGTTTGTCTACATAACCTTTACCAGAAAATGTAATATTTCTTAAAACTCTACCAATTTTATAATTATCATGTTCACCTAAACCACCATATGCTCGTAAATATTTACTAAGATATGCCGTATTATTATCTCTAGTTAAAACTTTATATTGTCCTGTGCTCTTATTAATTAAACCATAATCAAAACCCTTAAAAAAACACTCCATACTCACATACTTTGTGCCGTTTTCAATTTCTTGAATTAATGATTGAGTTCTTTCTTGTAGTTCTGGTTTTGTGTATGACTTATAAATAACAGCTCCTGTTAATATATGATATTTTTCTGGTAAATTTTCTATCGGAGTATTTTCATCAATCAAAATACCATCTTCAGTAATTGGATAGTTTGATACAATGTGGCCAATTATTGTTTCTTCGTCATGTTCTAAATTTGTTGGCTTATGTTCAGGACTGTGTCTTGCTGCCCATACTTCATTTTTATCAAAAATGTCATCGTTTTTATTCCAACTACTACTAACTAAAATTGATTGAGTATAGTATAAGTCACTATCTTGAACAGAGGCTAATGACTTAAAGAAGCTTTGATTTTTTAGATTATTATCACACGGTTCTATAGCAGATGCGTAAGTAATACTAGCTGATGCTGATATTTTTTCAGAAATTCCGTCATCATATTCTTGTTGAAATATTTGCATATATAATACCTCTTAATAATTATTCATACACCGAAGCATAAAATGATGATTTAATTAATTTAATTTGTTCGCTAGTTAGGGTTTTATCTAATTCATTACTAATATTTTTAAGCCAATAATTTAGACTATTTATTTTATGAACAGTGCTAGAACTATTGATACTAGACATTGCGCTATTTATAAGATTTTCATCAATAAACGAATTAGGATTAATACTTAATAATAGACTGGTTTTTAGTCTATCTAATTCTAGGGTTTCTTTAGCAGATAATTTTCTAAGATTATCCTTTTTATAGAACTCTAACATCATTGGATTAATAATATCACTAATTTTTTCTTGAGCATCATTCGCCCATATTGCTAAAGAGGCTCCTGTTCTTGGTGCAAAATCTTTTTCTTTCCTTTGTTGAGTATCTTTACTATTTTTTGGACGACCTTCTCCAGATACTCCTATTGGAGAACTAGATCCAGGATTGCCACCTAATTTCGGCGCTGGTGGAAATTGTGCTTTCATTTCCAATCCATTCATCTCGCCTCTTTTTTTGGGCTCTAATTCTAGTCCTACTTGTCCGGGTGTTACAATGCCAAGTTGTAAAGCGATTTTTTTCAAATTATTTTCAAAATTAGCATCATAATAAGGACCAGCTTTTTGTACCATACGTTGAGCATCTCTGTCTCTATTTTCTCTATTGAGTCTGAATTTTTCCATTGTTGGATCAATACCAAATCTCATTTGTAATAATTCATCACTAATAATATTACGATCAGCTAATTGTATTAGTAGTGCCTTTTCAGCATCTTCATTGCTAAGATCCATCCTATCAAATTCTATTTTGGCGGGATATTTGAATCCCATAGCTTTTTGTACTAATTCTATTTCTTTCTCCCAAAAATTAACTAATACATCTCTACCATATTGAAGTCTTTGTGTTAGTGTTTTAAGACTAATAAAATTATTAGTTGTTCCAGCAGCACCGAATGTTCCTGTTAGGGTTGGAGGAATACCAAGCCCAGCATATACACTATTTAAATGTGGTATATATTTACCCTCACCTAAAAATTGATGTACATTTGTTTTACTTTCCAACATCTCAATATCTGGTCCCCAAACAATATCCATCGTACCGCCACCAACATTATTGCTTAATATTGATGCTAGTTTAGCAGTAGCTGCTTTAGTTGGTGCTATTTTATGTTCTAAACTACCTAATTTAAAAATTCTTAGATTTGATACCGCTCCGTCTAATGCGCACATATCTGCTAATTTTAATTTTTCAATTACCGTAATATCATCCATGATAGCATAAATCATAGGATAGGCCCATATCTGCCAATCATCCTTTTTATAGTTATAAACTATAGTTTTTTCAGGATTTAGTAAATATGGCTTTCTGGTCTTGGCTGCTTCTAAAATATCAGATGGTAATTGTTGAACAATTAATTTTTCAGCATCATTTTTTGGACTATTAATTAATTTTCTCAGATGTGCTGGTAGCACAACACCATAAAACTTTTTATTAGAAAAAGAAGATAATGAGCCTCCTAATACTTCTACATAAACTGGATCGATAAATGTATATCTCCATGGAATTTCTTTTTTAGCAACTTCTATTTCATCAGCTTCAGGGTCTGTTATATCAGCAGATGCTGTTGCTCTATACATTTTATCAATTATTTTATTATTTAGTTTAGCTGTTTGTCTATTTATAACTATATTGCCAGTTCTATATAGGTTATTAAGAAATCTTTCGCTACGATCTTTACCAGATATTTTTTTAAACCATGCTTTATAAAATCTTTCAACTCTTTTATTAGGATGTACAATTCTGATACCCTGAGCAGCAAAATCACCCATTAAATCTATAACGTTTTTAACTAAACCAACTCTCTGATATATCTCGTCAGCTTTACGAATAATGAATTTGACTTTTGTTGGTACGGCTTCTTCTGGTCTGAAAGCGTCATAGTCACCGCGAGTTAATCCTGGGCGACCATCAACATTGGTATCAAGATTAGAAAAGTCTAAACGTGTTCTACGACCAACAGTTTTTTCTATACCTCCATATTCTGACAAAGATAATGAAGCTTCTTTAAGAGCTTTTTCTTTACTAGCTAAATCTTCCCCCCATGTAACATAAGCTTCTTCATTAATAATTTGAGCATCTTGGATAACTTCGCTTTTAGGATATTTTTTAGCCATAATATTTAATATAATTGTAATTGAATTGTAATAGGATTAAAAGATAATACACCATTAATCGTGATATATACTACTATATATCCCTTCATCATTTGCAGATGCTGTGAACCACTCTGGTCCTTTATATAATTGGCCAGTTATCTTGCCCACATCTCTACCACTTCTACCTATGATATTATACTCTGGAGCTGATAATGTTCTATTCATTTGTCTAGCTAACATATTTGCAATTACTAATGCGCTATATCGGTCTTTTCTTAATCTGCCTTTTCTACCATTAGCTGTTTTAACTTCTGGCGTATCCCATCTGTCTCTTGATCCTGATGCTCCACTAGTATGAGTCATAACAATTGTAGTTAATTCATTTTTTAATTCTTCTATTTCTAATATGCATTCGCTTAAGCTATCATACAGAGGACTGCTAAGATCAGTATTTAAAATATCTTTTCCTTCCATTTCAATAGCTAATCCAAGCGTTAGATTATCAAAACGAGGAAATAATAAAGCCTTATCTTCTAAATCTTTGCGTAATCCGTGGTTAGCTTGTGCTGTCCACTCTGCTCTTGCGAATTGGACCAGTTCTAATATATGTAAACCCGGCTGTGCATCGGTATCTTTAGCTTTATCAAAATCTATAATTGGCCATATTAATTTTTCGCCATCAGTTAAGTTTTGTGGATCATGTAAAGCTTCTTCTATAGCAACACCACCACCTTGAGCATCCATGCCTATTCTGGCTGGAGGAAAAGTATTCATTAAACTACGAATTTTTTTAGCACAAAAACTATAAAAATCATGATCTTGTACCAGTCCTGTTTTTTGTCTTTCTTTAAAGTTAGCTCTATTAGTAGTCCAGCAATATACAATTCTACTATGATCTTTATATAATTCTAAAATGACAATACTAAAATTATCTTGTTCTGATGCTGGGTCTACTCCATAAATATATTGTTTATCTGGATTACCTTTGATAACAGGATCAAATATTATTTTGCCACTACTTGGAAGTATAATATTTTTATCTTCATTCGTTACACAGCTTTCAATTAAACTTCTCTTAAAAAACCCATCACTATCAGCAGTAAAACAGGCGGCGTATTCCATATTGTATATACCAGTATGAATAGTAGCCTTTGCTCTACTGACCTGTTTATCATCCATGAAGCCAGTAGGAATAAGCTCATAAGGAATACGAATGATACTATAATCTTTCCAATTAAAATTATTGGGTACTTCACCCTTAAAAATTTCTTCTAGTTTTCTTTCATCACCACGACTTTCTATAATAGCCTTATATCTTCTCCAATAACTAGCAAAATGCTTAAAAGCATAGTCTGCTGTTCCACTAATAATAGCTTGATTTCCCATCTTATATTCTAATGCTTCTAATTCATCATTCCATAATCCTGCCTCTCGCATGGCTTTTTTCTTAGCTTCTTCTTTAACATTTTGTATAGGACTAGCGCTAACAGCAGCGAACCCTGACACTACTGTTTCATAAATATCTGGGGAAATAGAAGCAAATTCGTCAGCAATGATTATATGTGCTCTTAAGCCTCTAATTTTACTACCGTCACCCATTGGAATAGCAATGGCCCAACTGTCGCCCAGTCTGATGGTACATCTATCAACATCTCGTCGTGGACCATCATCATTGCCATTAAAAATACTTCTTAAAATACTGCTTGATCTCCAAATATTTTCCATATATTCAAAAATAATTTTACTCTGTCGAAAAGCAGCACCAACAATCACAATCTTTGTTCCTGGAAAAAATATACATTTTAATACTGCATATAAAGCTAATAAAAAGCTTTTACCCCAACCACGACTAGCAATATACATAGGAAATGGACGTATCCAGAATTCTTGTAAGATCGCCACCTGAATAGGATGTAATTCTATACCGAACAATAGTTTAACAGTCATTCCAAAATACTTTGGATTTCTCATTAGTCTTAGTAAATGCAAATCTGGATTTTCAATATCGCTTTTTATCCTATTTATCATAGGATTCTTAGGGATAATAATCTGTGATAAGTCTCCTAGACCTAACCAAGCATCTTCAAAAATATGTTTATTTTGAACTTTTTGATTCATATAATTTATATACTCTTTTCATGATTGATAATGCTGTTTTTTCGGCCCATTCTGGATTACTACAGAATATAACGTGTATATTATGATGCACTGAAAGTTCGGTTAAAAATTTTAGAATAAAAGCTGGACTAATCCTAATCTTCGACCATGCTCTTTTGGGTACATCTGAACCAACTGGATAATTCATCATTTGTTCATAATCACATTCTATTAAAATATAAGAATGTTTATATGTTTTCATTCTGTCTATAACGTCTTTAAATCTTGGTTCTGTCATATTATTGGCTATCTCGGCCATGCCGTTTTTTCTTTCTATACACAATATATTTTCTAGTCCTTCTATGCTATAATCTCCTGTATCTAATTTTCTATTGGCTTTTGCATGATACTGGAAACTCCAGGGATGCTGTTCTCTGGTGTCTATTATAATTGTAAAATTATCTTCTTGATTCATTTTTTACTCGCTATAATTCTCATGAATGTAGCCGCATATGTTTCTTCTAAACCTTTAATCATATCATGATGATATCTACATAAAGTAATACCATTATCTATAACAAATCTTAATCCAGGAAAATTAGCCCAATTTTTAATATGATGAGCATTTAATTTGTGACGCTGATTACAATTGGGCCATTGACATTTAAATCCGTCTCTTTTATAAACATCTTTTCTCCATTGTATGTATTGTGGATCTTTGAAATTTCTAAACATATTTATTATGCAGATGTTGGAATAGTAGTATTTGCAAATCCAGTCAAATTACTGCAATTTGATCTGTGGCCTATTTTATTATAACAACACATAAATTATCTTTTCTACCAGGAAAATTAAATTTTTATAAATAAACTTTTATATTGTAACTATGAATCTAGAGACACGCTTTCTGGAGTCAAGAATGGTCTGTCCACTGTTTTATCAGCAAATTCATGATATTGTTCCAATCCGCTCATAATTTTTTCCGTGGCCATTCTAATAATTTCCATTTCTCGTCCTTCTTTTTCTCTTATTTCTTCATCTTCTAACATGCGTATTAATCCCACCCAAGAACTTTTACCGTCTTCAATTCTTTTAATACGCTGTTCTCTTGTTGCTTTTAGATCTTTACTTATTTTTTGCTGTTCATTTAATAGTTTAGTATATTCATTAGTATAATTTGCAATACTATTACGAGCAAAACTTAATTGGGTTTCTAAATTAGTGAGTCTTGGAATATCTCGTTGATCTTCAGGTAAAGCATATATTTTATCAACTTCTTTTTGTAGTTTTTCGGTTTCGCTAATATGACGTTTGCGCTCTTTCATACTTCTGTTAATA